CCGTATCCTTGAGGATAATCCCCTCGCCGCCTTTGGCGATAATCTCCTCGTAGAGCTTGCGCTTCGCTTCCGCGCCGAAGTGAATCGGTAGCAGCTTCAGGTACTTGCGCTTGGTTTGGAACACCTCGCCGTTCAAGCAGAAGAAGCGTTCAAGGTAAGACGTGTCTGTTAGCATCTTGCCGTCAAAGGCCAGCATGTCAAAGGCATGGTACACGAGGTACCCTTCGGTCTGCTGAATGGCGGCGGCGCGCTCAGGCTTCGAACCGGTTACATGTACGACGTGATTCGAGGATGATACGCCGCTAGGGGCGCAGACCTCTCCGTCAATCACCGTGCCCGGCGGTACGAGCGACATGAACTCGTGAGCTATATGTATGAGTTGCGCCGTCTTATCGACTGGCCTCCCGGTCTTCTTGGAGATTTGACGAGAATAGACTCGCACCGCTCCGTTCATGTCCTTGTGCAGAATGTAACGAGCCCCGTCGAGCTTCTCCTGGGCGCAGTAGTTTTCGTCACTCCAGTAAGCCTCTGCGGACTTTAAGTCTCCGCCGATAGCGGCTTGTGGAAAAAACCATTCAGGTATCAAGGTGTTTCCATCGCTTTCCGTTTGTGCCGGTAGCCATTAGTGAAAATCCGTGTTGTCGCGCAACAGGTAGTCGTCACTCACAAACTTCAGTACCTTACGTCCGAGCATCGGGTGCTTCGATTCCGCTACCGGCTTCACTACGACGCCTTCGCGAATCTTCTGCTGCGGCGCTAGGACTGAATCGCCAACAGTGAGCGACTTGATAAGGCTTGCGTCATACGGCCCTACATAAAGCACAGGAGCCGTTGGGAGGCCCATCTCCTCGGCTGCGGTGATGAAGTCGCTGGGGGATAGGTACTTGCCGTCGTCCATAATGTCGAACAGTACAAGCCCGCGTTGCCCACGGTCGCATCCGTACGTGTAGTTTTTCTGGATTCCGTCGCCGTAAATCTCGCCGTAGACTACTTCGCCTGCTTTCAGGAGCGAGCGTAGTTGGTATTCGTTCACGGCCTGCTCGTACACGTTTACCGAAACGTCAGTATGGGATTGAATCCAAGTCTTACGGTTACTTCTGTGGTCCTGCATCTGCACGTTACGTGAGCCGTACGCGAACTCGTAGCTCGGCAATCGGCCTATGAACCTCAGGACTCGCTTCCATAAGGTGTTCACCTCAGTCTTGACGTAGCCCGCACGAAAGTTTGTGCCGTGGATTTTCTCGGTTACGACGACGCGCTCTCCGGGATTGAATACGTCGGGATAGTTCTTAGCGTTCTCCAAGTCTGTGTACTTGTGGAAGTTTCGATTGGACTGCTTCTTGGAAGTCTGTGAGCCGCGCATAGCCGTTGGCATCTCACTCGCGGGCGGCTCGTACTTCGTTACGCACAGTATTTTGGTAATATCCGAACCCACGTCTAGGCGGCGGCGCTCCCATTCAGGTATAACCGACAGCAGAACGTCCGGTTTTACGGCCAGTCCTTGTGAGATAGCGCCGCGCAGTTTAATGGTCTTGACTCGGCTCTTGGTCAACTTGACCTTTGAATCCGGTCCGAAGATGACCGACTCTACCGATTTAGGTAGAATCGAATCGACCGGGAAGTACACGCACGGGTCGCCGCTCTTGTAGTCCCCCTTCTGCGCTACGCACCGCCAGTCGCGAACTTGAATCAAGTCCAAGCGGTCTGCGTTAGGGTGAGGCTCTACGCTAACTACGCGCTCGATGCGTACGGCAAAACTACTCATGGAATCCTTTACAGGGCGTAAGTTAAGTTCTTGGCGGCGCGAGTCGCGGCGGTATATCGCCACCTACAGGTATCTCCGCCGTAAAGAGGTTCGTCAATAACAAGCACGTTATCGAACTCCGAGCCTTGGGATTTATGAGCCGTTAGGCAGTACCCGTAGTCGAAAGGAATCGCGCTCTTATCGAAGTCCCGCTTGTAGTTCTTACCGAAGAACTCACGTCGAATGGGAATGTCTAAATACGTCTGGCCTGCGTCGTCAACGAGGTCGGCGTAAATCGTACCTACGTCTGTAAGTAGCCCCGTCTTGTGAACTGTCTTGACGGTGAACGTCATCCCGTTGAATACCCCGAACTCGGAGTTATTGGCTAGGCAAAGAACTGTCTCGCCTACATGCAGTAAGTCGGTGTAGTTTCTCTGCTTGCGACGCAGAGCGTTTACGCGATGACGTGTGGCGTTCTTACCGCACACAACCACGTCGAAGCGGTCCTCCAACTCCGAGAGATGCTTCACAACCGAAAGGGTGCTGCCGTCCCCTTCCCACTCACCTAACGGAAGTTGGACTAAGCCCTCCCTAATCGCCGTAGCTAGTCGTAGAATCGGACTCTTGCGGGCCTGCCGATGAATCTCGGTCAACTCGTAGTCGAGGTTGTGTAGAAGATTAGGGTTTTCTCCGATAGGCTCCAACTGGAACGGGTCGCCTACGAAAAGCACCTTCTTGTCGTGCTTCCGTAAGTCGTCGTAAAGGGCTTGGCTTACCATTGAAGCCTCGTCCACAATTACAAGGTCGCAGTAGAGCGAGGTGACCGGCTCCATGTGATAGCGAAGCCCGTCGAATCGGAACTTGTAAAGTAAATTGTGCATCGTGCGGGCAGCGGGCATCCCCTTCTTGCGAAGTACGGCAACCGCTTTGCCTGTGAACGAGGCCACTTCCGTTGAGACTTTTAACGCTTTGATAATCTCACGAATGAGCGTTGTCTTACCTGTGCCTGCTGCTCCACCTAGGTGGAACTCCAAGTCACCTGGCCGGGTGTACCACGCTTTGACTCGCTCCAGAGCTTCGTTCTGCTGCTCCGACAGGGAGATGGGCTGCTCCCCGTCGGACGGCGCTTCGTATAGGTCGTCTACAGGCTCTGCTGCGTTCATATCTCTTACGCTTTTCAAGCGACGGGGAACTCGTCTACGCTAGACAAGCCCCGCTTTTGCTAAGTCTCCCCACGCTTCGTAAACGAAGAAGTGAGTCAACTCCGGGAAGTCTCCCGGTCGAACTGAAACGAACACCTGGTGTTCCGACTTGCGGTGCACTTCGATGACCGGAGATGCGTCCTCGCCGGAGCCGTCGCCGTAACCTGTAAGGGTCCGTCTAGCTATCGGGTCGTCTTTCGTAGGCTTACTGTAGCCGCACGTATTGACGAGCGACATTAGGCTCTCGCCGTCCGCCAGGCTGAAGGACAGAGCCGCGCCTTTAAGGAGCATTTAGAGCCCCTCTGAGGGCCGTGCGCTGAAGTCAGGCTCCTGGGCTATGTCGGGAAGTAGAACGCCGTTCAGGTGGTCAATCTCGTGCATAAGTTTGACCGCGCTGTCTCCTCGTGCCAGGTGAACACCTGAGTAGGTGCGGTTCGGTCGCGTGAACCTAAAGCCGACATGGGTAGGGCGCGTAGTCCGGTACACCGTGCCCGGCACCGAGAGGCAACCCTCCTCAGAAGTTTGGCTGCCTTCGACCTGGAGAATCGTCGGGTTAATCAGAACTACCCAGGGGTCGAACGTGCCGCCGTGGACACGGTTCCATTCCCGGTGGGCGCTGAGAGCCTCTCGGTACCCACGTTCGTCAAAACGGTAATGGGCATCATCGAATACGAAATCATCTGGCTTCGGGGCTACGGACTTCATCTCGTCCGTAGCGCGCAAGATAATCACGCGGACATTCCATCCGATTTGGCTCGCTGCCAGCCCCTCGCACCGTTTACCTGTCTCGGCTTCCCACACGTGCGCTGCACGTTTCATGTCTTGGATTCCGAGAATCACCTCGGTGGATTGGACGTTTTTAACTCGCTTCGCTTTACGCCGAAGAAGTTTCCCGCCTTGTTCGCTACTATCGGTTAGAAGGGTGCTCATGTACTACTCCTCTCGCGTTACACGTGAAAGAGCGGTACGTGGAATCCGGCGACTCGCAGGATTAGACAGATGACCGATAAAGGCAACGTAATTTCCGCCGTGAACAGCCCGATGATTCCTGCTAGCAGTAAAGGCGCGGTATGGCCGGTAACGGTGCCGAGAATGTAGTTCACAAGCACACCGCCGATGAAAAACCGCAGAGTTACGATTACCAAGCACAGGACTAGCGTTACGATTGGTGACTTCATGCAACTACCTCTTTGTTTGATTTTCTCGTGGTGGGCCGCTTAGGCGGCTTTGGGACATGCTTAACCGCCGAGTGTGCGTAGAACGGAGCCTCGATAATCTCGTCAACGAGTTTCTCGTCCAACGCCTCCTGGGCAGTTAGGTACCAGTTCCGCTTCTTGAGCTTGCCCTGGTAATAGGACACCGGCTTACCGGTGCGCGCGGAGTAGTGCTGATAGAGCGCGTCCTGGAGCTTAGTCGAGAACTCGCGCTCCTCTTCATGGTCCGCCGTCGAGCCGCGCATGGCGTACGAAACCTCGTGCAGCATGAAGAACGCGCTCGGCTCGATAGTGCGTCGGTCGGCAACCTGCGCGATGACGGAGCCCATGCTCATAGCGACGCCTTGGACATGCACGTTCACCTTGCGGCCTGCGCGCTGAATGTCGTAAATAGTCGAAATGAGAGCGAGTCCTGCGAATACCGACCCACCTACGCTCGATAGGTTTAGCGTAATTGGGATACCGTCCGAGAGATTCAAATGCGCTCGCATAAGGTCGTGTTGAAAGTCCACGACTTCGTTCTCGTCAACGGAGCCGTGGTAGAAGAGAATCCCCTCGTCCACGGGCTGAATGTCGTCAAACGCTGCAGCCGGTACGAGGTCGATAAGTTCCGGTACAAGTTCTTCGAGGAACTCCGAGGTAACGTCGTCTTTATTCTCACGGCGCAGGCGCTCTGCGACTTGCTTGTACTCGAACTGCAGAGCTTCTCGGTTGTTTCTAATGTCGGTCGTAGCCAAGGTCTAAACCTGTTCCTGGGAGTCTGTTAGCAAGGAATGGCGTTAAGTCGCCTTTTCCTTCGTATTCTTATCGTGGCCGCGAGCCTTGCGCGCCCCACTGCAGCCAGCGCAGTCGCATTTCACGGGATGCGCTCGGCGGGATTGGTTGTGCCACCACAACGGGTCTGAAGGCGGTGCCTCCGTGTGTTTGTTACTCACTGAATCTCCTCGTTGAGACAGGATATTACGGTACCTGCTAGGATACCCGCGATGAACGCAAGGTCGGGTGTAACGCCGAACGGACGCAGCAGCATACATACAAGTACGCCGAGTCCGAACCGTTTGAGGTATCGCTTCATGCTGCTATGTCGTCCATTAGGTCGTCTAGGTCGTCTTCGTCAATCTCTTCGCCCCAACGACTTTCGAATACCTTACTGCACTTCATTGGTATGATTAACGGGAGTGCGTTCTCCATAGCGTGGATTAAAGCGTCCGTCTCTTTAACGTGGGACTGTGCCCATGCAATCGGCATCTCGAAAATAATCTCGTCGTGCACCATTAGGACGATTCGTACCGGCCACTTGTGCTTGTCAATCAAGGACTGACACGCGAGCGCGGCTTTCTTAGCCATGTCTGCTGCGCTGCCCTGAATCGGTGTGTTAAACGCACCCCGTTCCGCCGCGCTCCGCCTCCCAGAATCCGAACTGTTGTTTATGTCGTAGAGCGTTCTACGACGACCCAAGAGCGTTGTTATGTACCCGTTCGTGCTAGCGAACTCGGCGGCGGCTTTCTGATACCGAGCGACACCTGGGAACGCATTATGGTATTTGTCATAGTTCGCTTTGCCTTCTTTGGCAGTCTTACCGGTGTTACGCGCGTACTTACCGGGACCCATGCCGAACCCTAGCCCCAGTACGAGAGCCTTGAAGTCACGATAGACTTCGGTGGCTTTACGTTCCCCTTTAGGGAGTGAGCGGAACCAGTGTTCGTTGAAGGTCTTGTCGTCCTTAGAAACCATGATGGCGGTTTCTGAGTACGGGTCAAGTGCGTTCGGGTCGGTAAAGAACCGGAGTAGTCCCGCGTCCTTCGTGTAGTGAGCGAGAATCCGCATCTCTTGCGACGAGAAGTCCGCCGACATGAACACGTTTCCATTGTCCGGTACGAACATGTTTCGAACGAGCGGCCCCATGCGAGACGGTATCTGCTGCAGGTTCGGATTAGAGTTCGACATTCTCCCGGTGGCCGCGCCGATGCCGTTGATAGTCGGATGAATTAGTCCGTCGAATACCTTATCAGGTAAGGTGTCCACGAACATCTTCTTGACCGTACTCCACTTGCGGTACTCACCTAAAAGTCGCATTGGTTCGCAGGTGGATTTGAGACCGGCTATCGCTTCTTTGTCGAGTGTCCTTTTGGTAAATGGTCCCGCCGGGCCGTGGCGCAACGTGACGTACTTTACTTCAGGGACTCCCAACTTCTCGAAGAATATCTTGCCCAACTTCGCGGGTGAGTCCAGGACCTGTTGTACGCTGTCGGCGTTGACCCAGGATAGGTACGGTTCGATGAACGGAGCTAAGGTTTCGGTAGCCTTCGCCCATCCGGTGTACACCGTAGGTGTGAGCGTCTTTTTTACATAGTCTAAGTCAACCCGAATACCGACCGACTCCATCTGGTACGTCAAATTGAGCATTGGCATCTCGACGTTCCAGAATAGCTCTTCGAGTTTGGAGGTTGGAGCTAGTAGCTCGTCTTGCTTCGCCTTCAACCGCGCAACGAGTTCAACGTCTTTGCAGGCGTAGTACGTCGCGAGTTTCGGTTCGATGTACGACCACGCTGTCGTTCCAAACTGCGCGGTGTAGTTGCCACTGTCGGTCGTGAACCCGTACATCGCCGATAGTTCTTTCAAACCGTGGCTCTGTTCGTTGTCCGGGTTTATGACTAGTGACTGTAACAGAGTGTCACAGTACGCGGGTCCGACTGGCACCTTTAAGTCTATGCTTACCCGGTGCATGTCGAACTTGATATTGTGGTTAGTGCGTCTAATCGAAGGTTCGGTGAAAGCGTCGCCTAGGTATTTCCGAAAAGCCTCTTTCGAGACGCATTTAAGGAGCCTGTGTTCAAACGGTAGAACGTAGGCTTCACCGGCTACCCATACTGATAGACCTAGAACGCGGTCGTTCCAAGCTAGGCCGGACGTTTCGGTATCGAAGATGAACTGCTCTTCGTCACGTATCAAACTAGCGAGTGTCTTTAGTTGAGACTCGCTGTCGGCTACGGTGTAATTGTCCGGCCACTTTAGACTGCGGCTCGCCAGTCTGATTGACTCGGCTACCGCTTTCTTCGTCTTGAACGATTCTTTCATGCCGCCCTTCGAGACGGTGTACTCCGCCGTATCGAAGAGTTGTTGCAGAATCCTACCTCATTTGATTAACACTCGGTTTCGCTACTCGCAGACGGCCTGTTCGATTCTCAATTCGCTTCTGGCCTATCTCGCTCATGACCGTAAAGACCTTTGCTTCGAGGGCGTCTAAATCGTCCTTGTTTAGTAGCATCTTATCGTCCGCATGTACGGCGGCTATAATCGCAGGACCGGAGCCGGAGAGCGCTATAGCCGCGCACACGTTCGGAGTGACTTCCCCTGCCAACCGGCGTTCGATTAGACAGCCCATTACCCGAGCTTCAACCCCGGACTCGCGGACGTACGTCCACCTCCAGTCCTGAACCTCACTATGTATGTCGGTATACAAGGCGTGTATCGCCTCGTCGGGCATGTCGAGAGCCAGCAGGCCGAGAGTTAGGTCGTCGTTCATTTCATCTTTCCATAGAGAAACTCACGACCTGTTTGATAACGCGCACGGACGGCTACAGGTCGGGTTCAAAGTTTACTTCTTCAACGCTTAACCTTGCGCTTTGCGTTCCCTGCTGTCGAATCTGCTAGGGGCAGAGGTTCGGTGTCTGGACGTTTGCGCTTGCGGGTTGAAGAGGCCCACTTTTCAGTAACGGCATCATGCTCCCAATTATTTAGGCGGAGAGCGTAGTCATAGCGAACGACGTTGTAGAAGGCGAACGCTTGGATACCGAACTGAGAGAACCACTGGGCTGCTTGGCACCTGTTCGTGCCGGGGATGGCTTGGAGTCGCTTGAACTCCTCCGGGTAGTGCTTTTTGAACTTCTTGATTTTGGACCGCCCCTTCGAGTCAAGGTAACCCTTAATCTCTAGGTAGAGGTCCTCGTCGGGCAGGTATATGTCGGGAGTGTAGGAGGTTGCTCCTCGTTTCTCACCTCGGAAGTAGAACGTCTTCGGCTCGTACTGCCAAGGCTTTCCGACATGGGTCAACCATCGGAGAATGTTAGCTTCCCACGGCGAACGGACTGCAATCCCTAAGTCATCGCGTTTACCTGACTTGGAGCGATACTTGTCGGGCATCCGAAGGTCTTTCGGCGGCTCGATACCGGGTTGCAGTCCGAGTTTCTTGGCGTAGTTTTTTATTGTGACGTTCTTACGGTCGAGATGTATACTCAACTGTCCGAGGTCCAACACTAGCCAATTCGCTTTGAGAAAATCTACTTCAACAGGTGACCACTGTCGCACGTTAAAGCGCATCTATGTTTCTGTCTTAGTGCCGTGAGTTCTCGGTGTCTCCTACCGAAGTAAAACTTCGAGCGACTTCGAGCAATCGTCGGGTCGATTCGTTCTGCGCTCATCTCTCGGTTATCAGTACCGACTGCCATCAGTACCGTCTGCCATCTGTGAGCGTAGAAGTCTGTCAAGGGTTGTTTAAGGCCACATCGTCTACAGACTTTCAACCGTGTGACCTCTAGTTAAAAGGGAAGTCGGAATCCTCGTGAGCGTTCGCAGAAGATTCGGCTTTGCGTTGTCCGCCGTCTCCGCTTGCCTTCAGTCGGCGCGCAATCTCTTTGAGCGCTTTCTGGTTAGGTTTATCGCCTGAGGTCACGTAGTCGAGATACCCGCCGTCAACTGCGTCTTCGTCGTTCCACCGCGTGTCGGTGTTTTTGAACTTGCCGATGTTGACTTTCTCGTCGCCGGTCCACTCGCTATCGTGAGTACCTGCGCTGTTGGCGTTACCTGACGACTTCGTTCCGCCGGTGCTCCTATTTGCCGCCTTGTCATAGAGATGCAAGCCGAGGCCCATCTCTCGGGCGATTGCTTTGAGCCCGGCCGACGTAAGTTTTGCATACGCCTGGTCGTAGTTCAGAATATCGGTAGTGCCTTTTTTGAACGTCCACGGCTCTGCGGCGGGAACGCTAATGTCGTACCGCACACCCTCTTCAGGTACATCTCCGACGAACGTGGCCTGTCCGCGAACACCGAGTTTGCTTTCGGCAATCTGGTCTACGTGGAACTTATAGCCGTTCGGGAACACCCGGAGGAGTCGGTATCGGTACCGTTCAGGTGGAACGAATGAAAAGGATTTGTTATCTGCGCCATCGCGTTGCGAAATCTCTGCTTCGTCAAACGCCTCAAGCAGTAACCGGGCTACAGAATTGTAGTCCTTCAAACTAATGTCTTGGGCCAAGATTGGTTTTGCCTTTTGGATTGAGGCTAAACGCCTTGCAGCGTTCGATTCTTCATCGGAGTTTTGCGACTCCTTACTCTTTTACTATATCACAGGATTCGGGTTTATGCAATAGGTCTCTGTGAGTTACTTTTAGCCATTAGGCTTTTCCATATAGCCCGGTGATTGGCTACGCGGCATCGTGGGCCGCAGAAACGCCTGGATGGATGGAACGCGAGGAATCGACGCCCGCAGTGCGCGCATCTAGTGCCCCGCTCATACTCAGGAACGTGAAACACCTTTCGACGCTATATAATGAAAGAGCGGGTACCCGCTCTGAATTGCCTGACGCTCCCACCGAGCCTGCCGCCCTCCTGTCTAAGCATCACCCCGAGCCCGCAGTTACGGTCTAGCCGTAACGCTTGTCGGTGTGCTTGAGACGGAGCCGCGCGAGTGTCGTATGGTCGGAATCGCCTTGGGTGTTCACCTGAAAATAGATGAACTCCGGGCCGGATTCTAGCCCTACACCTGTATTATACCACAAAAAGGTGGTTTTGTCAAGGCCAATAGCTTAAGTTAATTCACAGAGAACTCTTGCATAAGTCAAGATTTTATGCTATAATTGAAGTATAAGGGCATCGCGCCACAAGTTAGGAAACCGTGTCAAACATTTTTCTAGACAACGCCTCCCGGTACGCCGAGCGGGGTTTTCACGTATTCCCATGCATCTCGGGCGGGAAGACCCCGTTGACCAAGAGCGGATTCAAAGACGCTAGCGTAGACCCGGCCCAGATTGCAGAGTGGAGCGAACAGTACCCGGACGCAAATATCGGTATCGCTACCGGGGCCTCGAACCTTATCGTTCTCGACGTAGACACGAAAGAAGGTAAGGCGGGTCTGGAGTCGCTGAAGCAGTTGTACTCGGACTCCGCACTTGCGACCGCCTTGAAAGAAACCAAGCGCGTCCGCACCTGGAGTGGCGGCTATCACTTCTACTTCCGACCCCGCGAAAACGTCGTACTGCACAACACCGCGAGCAAGCTCGGTAAAGACCTGGACATTCGCGGCGACGGCGGTTACGTTATCGCTCCGCCGTCAAGGGGAGCGGACGGGCGTGAGTATACGTGGGAGACGCCGAAAGCGCCGATTCTCGAAATACCGCTCGAACTCGTCTCCAAGCTCGAAGTCAAGGAATGGCGTCCTACCTTTCTCAACAAGGACCCCGTTGGTGAAGGCAGTCGTAACGACTTCCTAATGCGACAAGGAGCGAGCCTTAGAGCGAAAGGATTCGAGCAGGACGAGATTTACGCCGCGCTCTCGGCTATCAATCAGAACCGATGCAACCCTCCGGTTGACGACGATGAAGTGAAGCAAATCGCAGGAAGCGTAAGCCGGTATGAACCGGGAGATGCAATCGAGCGTATCAAGGCATCGGTTCAACGCAACCACGAAGGCGGCGGCGACGCGAAAAAGGGCAAGAAGAAGCTCGACCTCAAGTCGTACACCGATATTGAGAAAGAGCGGCTTGACTGGCTCTGGTACGGGCGTATAGCTCGCGGAAAGTTCGGCCTCCTCGTAGGGCTTCCCGGCAAAACGAAGTCTTACTTGACCTGCTACATCATCGCGCAAGTTACCAACGGTAGGCCGTTACCTGACGACTACGTGAACCTCAACCCCGAACCGAAGTCGGTTCTTTTAATCACCTATGAGGACGGCCAAGGCGACACAATCAAGCCGCGCTTAGAGAAGTGTGGGGCAGACATGGGGCGCGTTTACACGATTCCTATGGAGTCCGACTCATTCACTAAGAACGACTGGGGAGCGCTCGAACTCGCGCTACAGGAACATCCCGATATTGGACTTGTAGTTATCGACCCAATTCAAGCCATTATGGCAGGCGAGAACGACAACAGCGAAACCGTCGTACGTGACGCATTGAACCCGGCAGTCCGGCTAGGGCACAAGTACGGTGTATCGTTTCTCGGGGTGAAGCACTTGAACAAAGACGAAGGCAAGTCCATTGACAGCCGCGTCGGTGGTTCACAAGCCTACACGGGGCTCGCGCGCACCATCATGTTCGCCGGGCACGACAATCAGAAAGAGTTCGAAAAGGGCGTCACCTACGCAGCAGTGATGGTCACGAAGGGCAATATCGCCGGACGTGTTTCCCCTATAACGTATGAGGTCAACGACCGAGGGTTAATCGTCCTCGGTACCGACGATACCGTAACCACGGAGCGGCTACTTCCGAAACCGCCCGACCGAAAGAGCAGACAATGAACGCCGAAATGCAAGAGGTAAGTCTCTTCGACGTAGACACGAATACGGGTAAAGTTCTGAGTCCGGTGAACACCGAACCTGACGCCAACCTGGCGAAGTCCATCCGAGGCTCGGTATCCTTAATCAAGGCGTATCAGCAGTGCCCTGCACAGGCGTACGGTCGAATCACTCGGCAGAAGCAGTCCAAAGGCGTAGCGCTCGTAAACGGAATCGCGGTTCACGAAGCGCTTGAGAAGTATATCAAAGAAGATGCCGACCCGCAGAAGACGTACCTGTCGGTACTGAACTACGAAGCCGGTCGTAACGAGGTTTCACTCAACGGCAAAGCGGCGGACGAAGCGCGCAAGGTCGGCACTGAGTGCGTCGGCGCGGGCGTCGGTATCCTGAACTTCAAAGGTACAACCGGTGTACCGCTCAAGGACCGGATGGATAAAGACCTCGTAGAAAAAGGCTTCTCCATTTTCCGCAACGGTCGCAAGTACGTCGGCAAGATGGACTTCATCGTTGTAACGGCGGACGGAGAACGGTACTTTATCGGAGATTGGAAGACCGGCAGAAACGCTCCCGATAAGTTCGAGTTGGATACCGACCTGCAGTTCTCGATGTACGCTTATGCTGCGGCCAACGACGAGACGTTCAAGACGTTCGGTAAGTGGCAAGAGTACGGCGTCTACATGTACCTTCGAGGACAGTCCAGAGAGTTCGGCTCCGGCGGGCGACGAGTAGCTAAGAACGTCACGAAGCAGGCCCTGCAGTACGACTTCCCGACCAAGAGAACCCCTGAGCAGGTCGAGAAGCAATTCGTTTCTACCATCGAGCCAGTAATGTCCCAAATGGAAGCCGGAGTGTTTCCGCGTTACGAGGGAAAGTCGTGCTCGTATTGCGCGTTCTTCGATAAAGCCAAAGAACGGTGCGGGGTGGAGATTCCGACAGACAGCTTAAGTCAGCCCCAAACGCAGTTGTTTGACAGTAAGGTGCTAACAGAATCCAAAGCGGCGAAGTTGAAGCCGTATTCGGAAGGCCCCACAAGTGACGCTCCGTAGCGCTCTCCCGCACGAAACAATCCTGAAGCTCGCAGGCATCGTCCATGAGGGCGTATGCCTCGCACACGACGAGGACATGGATGAAGAGTACCATGCCGAGTGTGTTAGCGAGGACGCAGACGTAGTGAAAGAACTGCTCGACGTTCTGGACCATGAAGGGGTTTCGTACTCTCGATTCTTCATCCCCATCCGGGGCAAGGCTACTCAATATGAAAAAGGCCCGCTCTAAACTAGAAGAGTCGCTCGACGCCGCACTTCACGAGCTATACCCGCAGGAGCGTATCGCACGGGACATGCCGGTAAAGGTCAAAGGTCGCGTCCTGTACGTGGACCGGGTTATCCGAGGACCGCGAATCGCCATCGAAATTGACGGTCGCCAGCACTCCGAATATGTAGCCCACTTTCATCGTGACGCCGACGGCTACGCGGAGCATAAGACGCGCGACCGAATTAAAGAGCAGTGGCTTGAAGATAACGGCTACTCGCTTGTTCGATTCAACTACAACGAGGAAGTCACCGCCGTAATTCTTCGCGAGAAGATACTGAAAGCACTCCAGGACTAGAGACTAATGAGCAACGATACCAAACGAGACTTCGACTTCGCCTTGTTTGACAGTGAAGTCCGTAAGCAGTACGGAGACGAGGCCGTTAAAGCGCTCGACGGCGGAACCAAGTTCGGTGAAGAGGGGACGTACATCCCTTCCTCTTCCGAAGCGCTTAACCGCGCTATCGGAATCGGCGGAATCCCGCGCGGCCGTGTCATCGAAATCTTCGGCCCGGAGTCGTCAGGCAAGACAACCTTAGCCTTGGACTTCTGCGCTTCCGCGCAACGGATGAACGTAAACGGAAACGGCTTCGTGTTCTACCAGGACTCCGAGAACGCCCTGAACCCAGAGTACGCGGAACGACTAGGCGTGAACCTCTCCAAAGAGAAGTTCCGAATGTCTCAGACCAACGAACTCGAAGAGGCCATGAACCTGACGCTGAAAGCCGCGAAGTTCGGTGCAGCCGTTATCGTAATCGACTCTATTCCGACACTCGAATACGAAAAGACACTCGACGCGGAAGAGGCGACCGGAGACCGTGCCGGAGGTATTGCTAAACCTCTAAAGGCCGCTCTGAAGAAAATCGTCAAGGTTTGTCGCGAAACACAAAGTACGGTGATTCTAATTAACCACATCACGTACAAAATCGGCACTGCGGCCATGTACGGCAACCCGGAGACGACCCCCGGAGGCGGGGGACCACGGTACTACTGCTCGGTTCGACTCGACGTGCGAACGGCCAGCGGTGAGCAGCGGGTAGACAAGACGACAGGAGAAGTCTGGGGAACCGGAACCCGCGTCAAGGTCGTAAAGAACAAGGTGGCGAGCCCGTTCAAGAAAGCGGAGTTCGACATTGTTTACGGGCAGGGCATTGACAAGATTAAAGACCTCTGCTCGGTAGCTCCTGAGGTCGGGTTGATTCAGAAGTCAGGGAACTGGTACTACGTCGGAGAGGCGAAGTTCAATGGCATGTCGGCGCTAACAGAAGCTCTTCGCACCGACCCTAAGTTGGAAGCTAAACTTCGCCAAGACCTCCAAGCCGCTATGCGGGCCTAAAGCAGATGCAGTTCTACAAATTGCTTCCTTGTGAGCCGACTAAAGTAAACGAATGGGTGTTCGGATACCTCAAAGAAGTTCACGCAAGCCTGGCCTCGATAATAACAGACACCGAGACCGCCGAATCAGAGATGCGAGCGCGTAACGAGCGACTATCCTCCTACCTCGGCATGTTAAACACCGTGCTTACGAGCTTCCGTCAGAAGATGGACTCAGAACGCAACCGATTCGTTAGGGAGCACCCTAGGCCCGAACGGGGCGTAACGGAGTGGCGAGACAATATGGACGCTCGGTTGGCCGAGTGCAAGCGCATCTGCGAACACGTCGAGGGTGTAATCGAGGCGATTGAAACACGCCGGTCGGTAACGCAATCGAACCTTAAGAATATGGCAAAGGAGTCTTAAATGATTCTCAGTTTTCGAGGAGCGATTGGCAGCGGTAAGACTACCGCCGCGAACTACTTCGTTAATAACTTCAACTTCCAACGTGTATCGTTCGCAGACCCATTAAAAATGGAGGTGTTCGATTTCTTGTGGGCCGCAGGAACCGACGACGTGTGGAGGCAGTTCCGAAGTCAGACAGGTATCGACTATGCCCTGCCTAGCCCGGCCCTCGGTGCGACGGACCTGTACTACATATCCCCCGATGAAAAAGTGCGTTGGATAAACGACAACAAATCCGAAGTAGGTCCGCTACTCCAATGGTGGGGAACCGAGTACCGACGAAATGGAACGAGCGAGTTTTACTGGATTCAGAAGTTCGTCGCGTCCGCACTCAAGGCATGGCAAAACAACCGTCATGTTGTGGTAGACGATGCTCGGTTTGAGAACGAACTCGACATGGTGTGTTCGCTAGGCGGTAAGCATATTTACATCCTTACTTCGCGCGCACAAGCTCAGTCCGAGGCTCGCAGTATGAGCCACGCCTCAGAGCGGCTAAATGACCCGTGCGATTCGAGGCACTGGACCGCCATCGGAAACTTCGGAACACAATCTGAGTTCGAGCGCTTACTAGGCGCGGTAGGGAACGTCCTACTGAGCGAACCGCATGCGTGATTCGGAGCCGTACGTCAAACACCCGGAGACAGGGAAGTCGGCCACTCGCAAGTTCATTATCCGCTTCCTCACCAGTGCGGCAGGCCCGAGCGAGGGTGAGGACGGTACGAAACTTCCTGCGACTCTGACGGCGATATACGACCCAAAAGTTGTGTACAAAGAGCCGCTCTACATCACAGGGCAACGAGACTCGTGCAAGCGCTACGTGGGCCGCGCATCTAAGGTTGCTTCGAGCATTAACCCGGACGAAAATCTATGGTGCATGGCGGCGGACGTAAAACGCGCCTGCTTGAAACTCGAACCCCTTCCCCGACGACTACTCGCGCTAAGGTACTTTTGTGACTTTGGTGACTACGACATAGCCAACGCGCTTGAACTAACGCTAGACCAAGTGATTCAAGTTGAAGCCGACGCGCTCGACACACTGGTAAGCATCCTCGATGGTGACCAATGACCTTAGAAGAACTAGAGAACACGAAGCCGAGTGACCGACTGGCGAAAGTCCGTCATCACCAGGGATGGTTGGAGTCGCTGAACGAGTCGGACCTGGACGAAGTATGCCGCCTAGTGTGCCACGCCTCGTCTAAAGCTATGCGAGTCGAATACCCGATTATCGGCGACCTGTGCCGTTCAGGCTCTGAGTCTGAAGCACAGGCCGAGTTTGAATCCGCCATCTTCGGCGATTCT